GCTCCATGCGCGCAAGAAGTTCGGGTGTCTTGGGCGCTGTTTCGATCAAATTCGACAGATTGTGGTAGAATGCACTACCGTGGAAGAAAGCCTCCGACTTAGCTGAACAGATTGCCATTGCTAACTGTTCTTCTTCCGTGATGGCCTTAGAGGGTTGTGTATACACAAGCATCTTATAGATGGATTCAACATCTAAAGGTGCGACCATTATCCCTGGAAAAGCCTCATGCGTACGGAAAGAACGTTTGAGAAATCCCACTTGACTACATAAAATGTAAGGAACACTCTCCGAAGTCTTGTCCGCCATGGTGTACTCAATACCAATGGCTGCAAACACACGTTGAACAGTCGTGTGATTGTACCACCCTGCATCAGGGTGAACTTTAGCCATAATGTCATCCCCTAGAACTCGAATGAACACGAGAATCCAAAACAGCCTCAATGCATCTTGAACGTCAAACCCCTGTTCATCGGCTAAAACAGCCCAAGCGTACAAATGCAACAAAATGTTACAAATGCTATTGAAAAAAGTTGTCATCTGATGACCTGAAACTTCTCCCCCCAATAACATCACAAGCATACCGAAAAAATCGATAACAGCATTGACATTATCACACAACAGAACGTCCAACGCCAATAACTCCTGTGGTGTAAAACCACAAAATTTCGCAAGCTCCAAAAGAACAGACTTTGCTCCGTTCTGTAACAAGATGGAAAGAATCTTGTCAAAACCTTTGAAGTCTCCAGCCATCCAGTTGTCCCCTGGAATACGCTGAGCCTCCTCATATAGATCATTCCATTGTTCAGAGTGTGTATTCAAACCAACCGCAGTACGAAACAAATCTCGTCTACGCACCATAACTCGGGTCAAGCCTGTGGTAAACATTCGCATGACAGTCAGAAATGCTACTGGACACATGTAAAACCCTCGCGTTTTCTTAGCTGCTCTCTTAGCCAAAGAAATCATCTCGTCCTTCAATTGGGCCGTGAAGATTGGATGGGAACGAATTCCTCGCAGAGCCAGCTCATAGATCTTGACGATCTCTGCTTGCACTTCAGGTCCATACTCCTTAAAAATGGGCCATTCTTCATACTCTTCTGTCTGTGTAACATACTTCATCTTGGATCCAGGAAAACCATGTCCTGCTGAAGTAGTAAAC